CGTGACTATAGAATTGCAATGCAAGACTATCCGTACGAAGCCCTTCTTCATAGCCCCGGAGGGTCCAGCCTTTGGATGGCCGGTTCTCGGAGACTGCCGTCGTTAGCTCAAGAACGAGCTGACGCGATCAGCACTCCGAGGTCTCCGTCGGGTGCCTATACGGCAGCGACGAAGTATCACTCTTTCCACATGATTGCGTCGCATAACCCATACCAGTTCCGTACTTATGGAATTGGTGGTGACCCCGGCGTTTACGTCGAGGAAACAGGTGATGCGGCTGAGCCACCATTCCCTTACTTTGGGACGTGGGGGTGTGGTTCCTTTTGGCCACATCCACCCGCCGTCGATTTCGGAATTGTTCAACAGGCCAGATCTATGGTCATGAAGCAAGTCCGTAACGGCGACTGGGATCTCAGCACTGCTGTAGGAGAAGCTAGGAAAGCAGGTCAAGACCTCGGCCGTTCCATTCGGAAGGCCGATGATGTATTCAAGGCTCTCGCCAAGAATAATCATAAATGGTTAATGAGTCTGCTTCCTGGATCAGTGGGTAAAGCTACCGCTGGTCTTATTCTTTCCTACCAGTACGCCTTGATGCCCCTTGTCAATGATGCCTATCAGGCAGCAAAGACAATGTCGGATGGTCTAACGAGTAATGAGCCTATTGGCCGCATATTCGTTGACTTACCCGACCCTTCACATCAACCACCAAGTGTTTATTCGCATTTGGTAGGTGAAGTAAAAGGTGGCTTCAAGAGGGGGTTTAAAACCGAAGTTCGCATTAAACTTGCGAGCTCAGGGTTGTACTCACTCGATCAATACGGGATCACAAATCCCTTATCTTTCGCGTGGGAACTTACAACACTCTCCTTTGTCGTTGATTGGTTTCTCCACGTCGGGGCTTTCCTCGACGCCCTCATCCCTCCGCAAGGAGTTTCTTTTGATGGGGGATACGAGACATCATACGTCGACAACAAGTGGCATGCGGAATGGCACCCAAAAGGTGCTGTCCCCATGACTCGGTCTCGACTAACGTGCAGGACAAAATCGATGACTCGATTCCCCCTGTACGTCTTCGCCATTCCTCGTCCATACCTGGACTTGGATCTCAACTTAACGCAACAAGTAAGTGCAATAGCACTTCTCAAATCGCGCTATGGCGCATGAAAGGCTTTTGAGATGCCTCAGGCCACAACTCTTACGGTCGCAGACCGTAAGGCTACTCCCGTGAACCATACCTTCAATCCCAATGGGCAGTTGAAGGATGGCTCGTGGTTGTTCACCGAGACCGGCCCCGTCAAAATTGGCGAACGTCGGTTTTCGATCACGACTCGGAAGTCGGGCCCGAACTACAAAGCTCGCGTCCTCCTTACCGATCCGGTCGTCGGCACTGAAGTGATCAACGGGGTTTCGAACCCGAAGATCCTCCGCACGGCTTTCGCTGACGTGACTTTCACGTTTAGCGAGAATAGCTCACTGGCTGAGCGTCAAGATACGGTCGGGATGTTCTCCCAATCGCTTCTTGCGTTCCAGCCGATGATGGATGCAGTGCTGACTAAACTCGAGTCCCTGTACTAATGGGAAGTTTCGAGTGGGTTGTCAGCCTCATCGCATTGTGCGGGGTCGCTTTAACCTGTATCGCCCTCGCTGGCTGCACTTCGCAGCCCGAGAAGACCGATTGGATGTCCGTAACTGGAACAATTCCTTTCGATGGATCGATACAGATCACGAAGTGACCATCATGATGTGGGGATAATCTTCACATCACTCCACCATTCCAAAAGGAGATGGAAGTGCCAAAAGTCAAACGGTCGAAGAAATTCGACGTCAGACTACCGGCTGGGTTCTCACGTGGATTCGTCCAAGATCTATTATCCAGTTTACCGGATGATGGATTTAAGGCATCATACCTAAAGAGCGAAATGCTCTCGAAGTATGCTGACTCAAAGACGGTTCCACCTGCACTCAGGGCGAGGGCGGCTGTAGCCAAATGGCTCGACGCCGAGTGTCGTAACTCCGTGACCAACCGTCGACTGTACACCGCGTAAGCGATGGACATAGACTTTGGTTGGGCTTTGTGGGATGATATACTATCCCAGGCCCGTCGTTTGATACGGAGAGTCCTTGTATCAGATGTTGAGTGTTCTCCTCTTAATCGAGTTGGACGCTTCGCTAATGGTGCTCGGACTGATCAGAAGCGTGGCCTTATGGCTGCGCTTCGTACACTCACTGGAAGCATACACGTCTCTTCTGCGGCTCTTCCGGATTGGTTGCAACACGCGAATAATACGCGATTGTCATCAAACCCCGTGGAGATTACCAACGAAAGTGTGATGTTTACCGTTCCAAAGAAGAC